TAGAATTAACAGTCTCCTGCGAGGGGTCGGATGGGGTGTACGGACACGAAAAAGCCCCTGTCGCCCAAATGAAATGGAAGCGACACAACACCACGCTCGCCAACCTCATTGAGGAAATCAAGAAAGGTCGGGCAATATGCCCAACGACACGTCGCAAGGACGATGTGCCAAATGTTCATTGTAACGTCGTAATGTTCGACATCGACGATACTTTCAAGGAAATGCAGGACTATATAGAAGGAATGCAGGTCAAGCCGACATTTGCATACACCTCACCCAATCATAAAAAAAACGACGGCAGCAAGTACAACGGGCAATCTCGGTTCCGGCTCGTCTATGTCTTCGAGCAGCATTTCAGTGGCTCACTATTCGCGCAGATATATAACTGGCTCGTCAAGGTCAACAATCTTTCGGCAAACGGACTTGATGCACGGGTAGCCAATCAGATGTACTACGGCAACGATATGGCCGAATGGTGGTATGGCGAGACGCTTGCAATGCCATCAGATGAACAGATAGGGGCAATTGATAAAGCGGTTGAACCTACTACGACAACCACTTCTGTCATGAGAGCGCAGAAGAAGAACAGAGAACTGCAAGAAGCGCCATTTGCAGCGGATTTAATCAAAGACTACTGCGACCTATCATTGACTGACTTCAAGCGCAAGCATCTTGACGAAATGCCATTCATCCTAACCGAGACCAACTATGTGGAAGTGGAAGGCAGGGACTATCTTGTGCCCGACGGCATCCGCTGCAGGCTTCCACGGCTTAGTAATGGTCTGAAAAGGCGACACAACCGTAATTCTACAACATTCAATGCAGGCATCATTATGCTCTACTTGAATCCATCTCTGACCGCTGACGACTTCCTCCTGTGCTTTGTAGACGAGTTCCTTACATACTACTGGGAGGATGATAAATGGAACAAAAACAGACTTCTCGCAAAAATAACCGAGTGCTGGCGGTCATTCCACCTGAAGGGTGTGCGCCCGATTGAGAATGAAAGAATGCCCAAATCTAAGCCCAATCCGAGATTCTGCAAAGACAACAGAATCAGCAGACGTGACTATGCCCCGACCTCAAGCAAGCACCACAGATGGTACACCACCTTCAATCCTGCTGACTTCTACGACCCGACAAAGACTATCGCCGAGAATATAGAGGCGATAGCAAGCCCGACCAAATGGCTCAAAGCATACGGTTTCGCCGGAAAAAAAATAAACAGAAACACATTGATAGCAGCATTGAAAGAACAACACATTACAACCTATGAGGAGCGGAGAGAAGAAGCCATCATCAGTGCATACATTTGGGGTGCGGACAGCCCCAAGGCATTGCAGGTGTGCGGTGATTTCACCTTTGACCCGAAGACCGCAAGGAAGCGTTTCAACGACTTCGAGAGCGGCAGGACAAGCGACGTGAGGAGTGCAGCGGCATTCTACTTTGTATTGAACAGAGTTTCACGTGAATATAAAAAAAAAGAACACGAAGGGAATTTTGTCAAAAGCAAATGAATTGGTTAAAGCAAGACACCTCTCTACTCTACTACCAATTGAATTGCTATTGATATTTTTCCCTCAAAAAAAGACTCGCTCAAAATCAAAAAAAAAGAATAACTCAAATCATCAAGTCAAGCCGCATTGCACTTGTGCAATCGGCACGCCGTAAGGCGTAACAAATAACCGTCATCACTCGCATGAACTCACCACCAATGTTGAGTTCTTTTTTTTGCCATTCTCTCGCGATTTCTCGTTTCTTGAGGGCGGTTGCTCCACTCTCACCGTGAAATGCCCTCAAACGGCAAATAAACGGCATTGTCGCAGGTGCTGCGGTTGGTTGCATAGTCCCCCCGCTGTTCTTTTTTGCCAAGGTCGGCTGTAAACCACGAACCCACTCTCCTTTACACACAATGTGGCTTCACGCCGCATCCAGTTCGAGCCGATGCCCGAGCAAAACAACAAAATCCAAGTATTATCACCTATTGGTGAACAGACCATCACAAGCCTCGAAATCGCAGAGATTACGGGAAAAATGCACAATGACGTGCTGAAAGCAATCAGAGCTATGGAGCCAGCATGGGAGAATGTTACTCAGGGAAAATTTTCCCTCAGTGAATACAAAGACTCAACAGGCAGAACCTTACCGTGTTATATTCTCACCAAGACCGAGTGCCTCTACGTCGCCACAAAATTCAACGATGAGGCAAGGGCTAAACTTGTAATCCGTTGGGAGATGCTCAAACAGCAGAGGTTTGCCAACCTCCCCGACTTCTCTAACCCCGCAGCAGCAGCAAGGGCGTGGGCTGACGAGGTTGACGCAAAACGCGCCGCACTACAGCAACTCAAAGATGCGCAGGAAAGGAACAAGTTGCTTGAACCCAAAGCGGCATGGACTGACCAAAAAAAAGAAAAAACGCCCTCTAAATGTCGATTTTGCAGCCGATACGGGACTCTTCAAATGTTAAAAAAATATAACGAATAGAATATAAGTGGCTGTAAATTAGTTGAATATTAAAGTTCGAAATGTTGCTGTAAAATAAACAATCTGTATCGTTTACATTGTTGTATATTTTTTCTTGTTACTTTTTGTTTGTAATTTATTTTGAATATTTTAAATGCTGTTAAATAAAGTTGTGCTTTATTAAAATATTCTTCGTATCTTTGCAGAGTGAAACAAATCAAAGAAAGGAGAAAAATGAACAACAAAAAACAGAGAAACAGACGTAGACCTATTAGCCGCGAGGAGGTAGAGGCAATGCTTGACTTCTACTGCATGGGCAACGAGAAGCCCCGCTCGATGCACAGCGAGACGTTCCCGCGTGCAGTCTGCAAACAAAAAAACACCATAACGCAAACGATTATAGAATTTTAATGTTAATAATATCTCGGGCGGTGTGGCTTAGCGGCCTATCCGCCCACCAACAGCACAACAAATGCCAACAATCAAGCGCATAGAACGGAAGCCGGACAGCCGCCGCAAGACGGGCAGAAACAAAGAGTACTTTGATTTACTGAACTCTCGCCGTTGGCGCAACCTGCGGGCTGCGTACCTTGCAGAGCATCCACTTTGCGAGGACTGCGAGGCAGAGGGCAGGACGACCCCAGCCGAGGAAGTCCATCACGTCGAAGAGATACTCAGCGGAGCAAATTATGAGGAAATGGCGGCGTTGGCCTACGACCCCGACAACCTCCGCGCCCTCTGTGCCGACTGCCACCACGCGACTCATAATAGATTAAGAAAGAATGTGTTAGGCAAGTAAACTCCTTTCGGGGCGGGACGCGGGAGACCGCCACCCGCCCACTAATTAAAAGAAAATGAAAAAAATAGAGAAATACAGCAAGTACATGCCCGAAACACAGGCGCGAATGAGCGAGATAGAAGACAGCATCATCGAGCGTTACGGCTCAGTGCCGCCCAAATTCAACGCCGCCCTCTTTCTGTTGGCAGACAACCTTGACCTGCTTGCCGAATGTCGCAAATCAATACAAAGGGAGGGATTGTTCATCAACGGTAGCCGCAATCCCCTCGTTGTATCAGTCGGGAATCTTAGCAGTGCCGTATCTGCAAGTCTCAAGTCTCTCGGCTGTACACCATACGCAGAAGGCTTGCTCAAGACGGACGAGGGCGACGATGTAAACGACTTTGTAGACAACTTAACGAAATAGAAATCAACGCATACACCATAGTTTTTTGGTTTTAATTATAGTTTGTTTTTGACCCGCAATGAAATCTGAAGTACGTCACACACCGACCCCCTACACCGCTTACGCGCTCTCTGTCGTAGGTGGTGGGGTCGTCGCGGGTCTTTATGTACGCCAAGCCTGCGAGCGTTATTTGCAGATGCTTGAGCGCGAAGACATTGAGTTTCGCGCCGAAGAGGTGGATAAGGTTGTCAATTTCATCGGCAAACTCCGCCACTACAAAGGTGCCGCCGCGAGAAAGCATTTCGCCCTTTCCGACTTCCAGTTCTTCGCCGTCTGTGCCATCTACGGCATCTATAAGGACGGCAAAAGACTTGTCCGCAATGTGTACCTCGAAATGGCGAGAAAAAACGGCAAAAGTGCCTTCTGTGCCGCCCTCTGCCTCTATGAACTATACGCCAGCGGTGAGCCTTCGCCCGAAGTGTACCTCCTCGCCAACTCAGCAAAGCAGTCGGGCATTCTTTACGATATGTGCCGCGAGTACGCGATGAGCATTGACCCGCGCGAGAAATACAGCAAATACTACAGGGATAAGATTAAGTTCAAACCCAATAAAGGCGTACTCCAAGCGTTCGCCGCAGATGCAAGCAAACTTGATGGTTTTGGTCCTAGTTTTTACTGTGTTGACGAGTTTCACTCAGCCACCACTTCAGCCTGCTACGACGTTATGAAGAGCGGCCAAGGTCAGCGCGAGCAACCGTTGGCAATCGTAATCACCACGGCGGGATTCAGTCAAACGTCGCCCTGCTACGAAATGCGTAAGACCTGCGTTGACATCCTCGCCGGAGTGAAGGAAGACGACACCACCTTTGCGCTCATTTTCTCGCTCGATGAGGGTGACAATTGGGCTGACCCCAAGAACTTCAAGAAGACAAACCCGAACCTCGGCATCACGGTCAAGGAAGACTACTTGATGGAGCAAATTGCAGCCGCCAAAAACAACACATCGTTGGAGGCGAGTGTCCGCACCAAGAACTTCAACCAATGGCTGACCACGGCATCTGTTTGGCTCCCCGCCGACCTGTTGAACAAGCATACTCAGACGGTGAAGTTGTCCGATTATCGCGGTTATTGCGCCTACATGGGCGTTGACCTGTCCGCCGTGAGCGACCTGACAGCCCTTGCACTCTGCATCCCAACGGGTGACAAGTTCGTCTTCAAGGTGTGGTACTTTCTGCCCGCCGCCACCTTGGAGGAAAACCCCAACCGCGAGTTGTACCGAAAATGGCACCGTAACGGCTACCTCATTGTCACGCCTGGCAACGTCACCGACTACGACGCAGTGACGCGGCAGATTGTCGCGCTTGACAAAGAGGGCATCACGGTCTTACAGATTGCATACGACGCTTGGAACTCGACGCAATGGGCTATTGATGCAACCGCACTCGGACTGCCATTGCAACCCTACTCGCAAGCATTGGGCAACTTCAACCGCCCGACCAAGGAATTTGAGAGACTTCTCCGCTCCGGCAAAGCCATCATCGACAACAACCCTATTACACGTTGGTGTTTCAGCAACATCGCACTGAAAGCCGACCACAACGACAATGTAAAGCCCATCAAAGGCAGTGGCAAAGATGGCAAAATAGACGGTGCCATTGCTATGATTGAGGCACTTGGAGCGTATTTACAAGGAGACCATAACGACTATACTATTGCATAGAATATGAAGATATTAGGATATAATATTACACGCGAGAAACGAGCCACCGAACAGGCACCGACAACCACGGTCACGACCGTGGGCAACATCCCGTTTGCATCGCTCTTTAGTGACCGCTCTGCAATGTCGATTTCAACCGTCTACCGCTGTGTGGAGTTGATTTCCGATGCTGTGGCAATGCTCCCGATGGAAGTGAAGGACAGCGACAACAAGGTTATCGTCGCCCATCCGCTTGCAGACGCTTTCGCCCATCCCGACAACCTGCTGACACGCCCCTTGCTCATAAAGATGCTCATTCAGTCTGTAATGATGAAGGGCAACGGCTTCGCCTACGTTCACCGTAACGGCGACGGCACTCCGAAACGCATTCAGTTCGTGCCCGCCGACAAGGTGCAAATCGTCTTCGATGAGGCGAAGCAGAAACTCTACTACCTCGCCCCAACCATCAGCCAAAAGCATATCGAGCCAATAAATATGCTGCATCTGCGCAAGTACTCGCAGGACGGCATAAATGGTCTGTCGGTCATCAACGCCGCCAACAAGTCTATCGAACTCGCAAAGAACACCGAGACGGCAGCGAGCAAGTTGTACGAAAAGGGCTGCAAGGTTGACGGCATCATCA